AAGACTACTGTTGAACAAGCTAAGGCAATGCCTAAGAAGCCTGTTGATGAAGAATTGATGTCTGAAGAAGACGATGACTTGGCATATTTTGCTAAGTTAGCCGAGGAATAATCTCCTGACTTTCGTTATGATACTGTGAATTTTATACCCCGCCTAGTGCGGGGTTTTTTATACCAGCCTCAGGTTTTGTTTCTGTACCTTCTGTAATGTTGGATCATCCGTTCTAACTGGTATAGAAGTATCGAACACAATATCACTGCCTTTTGAACCACTCTTTGAGGTAATGTTCTTTGAGTTATCAATATTAATCACCTTTGGTTGTGCATCTTTCATTTGTAAATCAGTATTTTGTGCCATTGCAGTTTGTGCTCTCTCACCAATTGGATTTGGTGTTGGTGGTGCCATTGATGCTGTTGGTGTTGATTGCGCTGAAGCGGTTGATGTTGATGGTGACATTGAATCACCTGATGGTGCTGAGGCTGGTGTTACTGATGCTGTTGATGTTGCAGCTGGACTAACGGATGGTGTGGATGTAGCTGGTGAAGCGGCCGCTGGTGTTGCTGAAGCGGCTGCTGGTGTTGCAGCTGCAGCTGTTGATGTAGATGTTGCCTGTGTCGTTTTTGGTGTACCGTCTGTATTGTATTTTTCTCCAAATTTTTTGTCCCAATTTTCTTGTTCAAGTTTCAACTTACTACCAGCAGGACTTCCAGCATCTATATCTTTTTGTGTTACATTTTTATGTGTTGCATCACCAGGCATAGGTCTTGGTTTTTGTTGTGGTAATTTATCATTTGTTGATTTTGGTACAGCAACATCTGGTCCTTCAGCTATTTGTTTAACCATTTTCAAACCACCCATATCAATAATGGCTTGTTTGTTAGCTTCAGGATCTTTTAGAAGTTCTTGTGCTCGTGCTTTACTATTCTTAATTACATCGGTCAAATAATCTTTACCGCTTTGGGTAACTTTACCGTCTTTATCTTTTTGGTCATATGCAGCAATATCATTTGCTGAACCATTCTCCAATACAGCAGCGGCCTCTTGTGGAGTCATTGCTTTCATATTTGGTATGTTTTCTTTGACCAACTTTGTTAAAGCGTCAGACATTAGACCTGCCAAATATACAGCCAATGTGCCGGCTGCAGCAACACCAAGAATAGCTAAAACATATGGATTAACCAAAAAACGACCTAATGTTTTCAATAGATTTTTACCAATGATTTCCGCAAATTCTAATAATGGTTTTAAAATTACTTTTAATGCATCAATTGCCGTGCTTATCATTTTCTCAATGTTTTTTAACAAATCACCAAGACCATCAAACAAACCTTTTTCTTTTGGTTTAGTTACTTTTGTTGCCGAACCAGTAACTTTCCTGCCAGTTATAGCAGAAAGTAATTCTTTGTGCCAAGTTTCTTTTTGTTTTTCTTGTTTGTACTTGAAGTTGATGTCAAGTTCTCTACGCTTTTCTTCTTCATCATAATTGGATTTCATTAGGTTGTATAATTTACCTAATACACTAGCAACACCTTCACCTTTTTTCATTCGTTGATTCTGACCTTCAGCCACTTTGGTGTATAATGCTGGTTGTATAGCACTCATATCACTATCTTGTGTGATATTACCCGCATAGTTGCCTCTACGACCACCTGCAAAATATTGTATATCTTTATCACTTCTACCTGTCAAACGACCAAGAACGGCTGCACCAAGATTACCTGTTAAAGCTTTAGCAATGTTTAACGGATCAAACTTCTCTTTGATACCGGTTACTCTGGCTCTAAGTGATTGTGATATTGAAGAACGAATAGCTTTACCAACACCTTGACCTGAAACGATGTTCTGTGTTATTAGTTCTTTAAGGCCTGTATCTCTAATTCTACGGCCTTGTTGATATGACATTGCCATTTTTTATCCTTGTTGGTGTGCTGGTAAATCTGGTGAACTACCTTGTGCAAGTGTTTTTTGTTTAGACGGTGTAGATTGTGATATGTTTGTTTGTGAGTTATCCATGATAACTGTGGTTCCTGGTTCACCTTGTTTCTTTAAATCTTCATTTTCTGTCGAAACGGATGCAATTTTAGACCCAGGTTGTGAAGGTGTATTGTTTACTTCACCAATTTTTGAATTATTTCCACCTTTACGAATTAAAGCGACAACTTCTTTAGCTCTATTTCCAACTTGTTTATACCAAAGACTTTTTTCCAATTCATTAGCTGCTGTTTCAAAATCTCCATTTTCTGCAGCTTTACCCGCCTTTTTGAATATTGTCCACCAAGCACCCATATTAAAAGACAAATCAACAAATGCACCTTGAACTTCTGGATCAGCTTTATTGAAACCTGGTCCTTTTTTAGCAATAGCTTCATGTTTTTTATAATCTTCTTCAAACAAATCTTCCATTTGTTTTTGAGTTAATACTGGTGTGGTATTATTGCCTTTATCAAAAGCGCCTTTGTTATTTGACCAAGCAGAATATTCTGGCGGTAGTGTTTTGCCATCACCAATTAAGTGTCCTACACCTATTGTCCAAAGTCCCTTACTATCTTTATATGGATAAGGAATTGCACCTTCATGTCTCATAATCATTGCTTTAACGTCAGTGACAGCACCAATTGCTGCTGCGCCAACAGCAACTTTTGCAGCTGTTGATACACCCGATGGTATAGAAGGTTTAGGTACCGTAACAGTGGGCGTTGGTGCTTGTGGTGCCGCCGGAGCAGGTTCAACAGGTTTTGCTGTTACTGGTGGTTTTGCTTCAGGTGCAGGTTTGGCTGTTGGTGCTTCAGGAGCTTTCTCAGGTACCTTCTCAGGTGCTTTCTCTGGAGCTTTAGCTGGTGCTTTCTCAGGAGCTTTCTCTGGAGCTTTAGCGGGGGCCTTCTCTGGTGCCTTTTCAGAAGTCTTTTTAACTTCTTCTTTGGCCTTAGTTTCTGCTTTCTCAGGTGCCTTCTTTTCAGGTTCTTTCTTTTCTTCTTTTTTCTTAGACTCTTTTTTTGGTTTTTTGACTTCTTTTTGTTTCTTTAATGCCTCGACCAATTCTTTGTGGCGTCTGGCATCTTCATCTATATTTTCTTTTTCAAAATCACGGTTTAATTCAAAATGAATTTTTCTTTCTCTTTCGGTTGATTTGATAAGACTGAATAATTTACCGGCAACATCAGCCACCGAATCATTCTTTTGAAGTTTTGGATTTTTCTTCTCAGCGACCTTTGTGAAGAATGCTGTGTCAATAGAACCAACTTTACCAACAGTTGGTTTCTTAACACCCATTGCTTTAACAGCTGCAGGTTTTCTTTGAGTCATTTGCCTAGTGGCATTACGAGGATTGCCTACGGTAGCGGCTACGGTTTCACGGCTAAATTTATTCCTAAAACCTTGTGCTATATTTTGTAGGCCTTCTGTAATCATCTGCTAGCTTGTCTTTGCTTGATTTTTTCGTTTTCTTGTTCAATATATTGTATAAGCATAGACACATAGATGTCTCTCTCCCAAGGAATCATATTGTCAAGTTCTGTCAAACTATATTTGTGATGTTGCATCAATGCAAAATTAGTTTGATAGTGATTCCTCAAATTATCATGGCGAAATGTTAACCGAAAAAACTTTCAAGACCCTCCACTTCTATTGTATGATGGAAACCACACTTTCTACAATCCATCTCGATTGTTTTGTTTAGTGTAGGTAGATTGGCAAAGAAATCTTCTATTTTGGTAAATTGTTGTTGATTCAAAGACTCAACAAACTCAGTTAATTCTTCAACACTTGATTCTTTGGCGTAATAGTATTGTTCGCCATCAAAGATGTACTCAATAGAATTTATAATCATAGAAAAGGCTAAATCAGTAGCTGATCCTAAATCAGATGACAATATAGAGAATTGAGGATATTTTAGTTTAATACTCAATTTATCATTCAATTGAATCACATCTGATTGTTTCTCTGGCATATTAACTTTAATGTCCAACAGATTCAAGTTGGACTCCATTAAATTACCACAAGGTTTATCGTCTACCAAGTTTTCACATTTGTATTTGTTCTCTACAACTTCACCAACAGAACGAGCTCTTAGCTGTAGAAAGTAAAATTCTACATCTAAAATAGGCAACTCATCAATATCAATTCCATCGGTCAAAGTACAATTGTGTAACACTTGACGAATATTCTTTTCAATATTATTCTTATCGTCAGACTCCATAGCCATCATCAGGTTACGTTGTTCTTTAACCAAGAACGGTCTAAATCTAATGTGTTTCTTAGATAATGGTAAATCCAGTTCATAGACTGGTGCATCAATTTTAGGCAAAGCCATAATATTTTCCTTTCAAATCAATTGATAAATTATGATAGTTGATATCCATCTTCAGCAGATGTTGGATTAGGTATTTGATATCCATCTTCAGCGGATGTTGGAGTAAAAGGTGGATTTGGTGTCACAATAGAAGTCGAAATATCAGGTATTGGATTTGCTTGACCTAGGCCACCAAATCCAGCTGTAATTTGTGATATAGCAGTCTGTAACAAACTTGTACCAAAAGCTTGTACAGAATTGTTCTGCCAGTATGTATAAGCAAACACCACAACCAATTTATGATAATCGGTATTAGACCATTCTAAATCTAATTGGTTGACCGATATTGGGTAAGCATCAATTAGGTTAATAGAGTATGTTTTATTGGCAGCCACATCATATTGATTAATGGTAACAGTCGTTGCATAATCAGTCTTATATTTAAAGTTAAATGTGTAAGATGGATTGATATACTCCAACCATGAATCAAAGAATATCTTCTCAGACATATCATCAGACACAATAAAAGTCAACTCGACATCATTGTATTGTGGCTGATACGGATATTTTTCAATAGGATTAGAACCAAACTTTTGTTCAGCCGTAGCCAATGTTCTGCTAGGCAATTGAGCAGTCTCACACCTAAAATTTAATTTTCTAGATGTGTTAAGAAATGGGTATAATGTCAACGGCACAGGAATAGAAACGTCAAAACGACTTGGTCGAGCCAAGTCAGTTACAAAACTAGATTTAAAATCGTTAATTGAACCTGCCATTTTTATGAATTCCTAATTTCTTCCATGGATTCTTTCCATATTGCCTGTGGTTTTTCACCCTTAAACTGATGAACCGGTAAATACATGGAGGTTTCCCATTCGGATGGTTGTACTCCTAGGATTCTTGACCTAATATGAGGCAACAAGTATCGTTTTATACACGGCTTGAACTCTCGGAACTTCTTGGATGCGCTTAAGATATCATAAGTGACTCTCATTCTCTTGATATCATCCTCTGCATCCAGGATAGCAAACTGCATCAATTTCCTAAGGAAAATAATCCTATATTTAACTGGTAAGTAATGTAGGTTTAATCCAAGGAATCCATCCTCGTATTTGTCCAACACCAGAACCAAAGGGAATTTATCATAATATGGCAACTCATGTTTCAACTTTGGATCATACAAAAAGTAATATAACTTACCTTTGACAAATGTTCTAACGAATCTACTTTTCTCTTGACTAATACCTTTAGCCAATTTGATTGGATTTCTCAAATCAGCAATCTTTTTGGTGTACCATGCCATTGATTCACGGGACAACTTCTGCAAATTTGAGGCAGAGTGTTCTTCAGTAAGTGTAGTAAGTATTGATTCCATTAGAGTATTTAGTTAGAGACCGAGATGGTCTTCAGTAATCACTCTGAATTCCCAACCACGATCCATACAGTATTCATTGGCTGCTTTCCATTTGGCTTCATTGACCCCCCATGTGGCAACCTCATTGATGAACTTCTTTGTCACCCGTTTCTGTGGTTTTGGTGGTTGAGTTTGGTACTTTGGTTTGACCTCAAGCATCAAAGTTCTCTGTTTACCATCTTTACCTTTAATTTTCACTATAAAATCTGGAAAGTATCGGTGCCAACGATTGTCAACAGGTGACACATAAGGCACGATTAATTCTTCAGAAGCCCAAGATATTACTGAGTCATTACGGTCGAGCCAATCCATGACACGGCACTCCCACGATGAGCGGTAAGTGATGTTTCGGTAGTCCCCAATGTACTTTTGAGGATTGGTAGGTGTAAAGCGTCCTGAATATGCCATAAATATAGTATGTATATCAATTTTTATAGAAGAAATTAATGGCCATT